ACCAGGTTTAGTATGGAGGACGCTCCTGCGAATAGCTTCTTTTTAGAATACTTATCAAGACCACCTACAGCTGAAATATTCTTTGAAGATGTTTTAATGGCGTTAGTATTTTACGGTATGCCAATACTCGNTTTAGTANGGAGGACGCTCCTGCGAATAGCTTCTTTTTAGAATACTTATCAAGACCACCTACAGCTGAAATATTCTTTGAAGATGTTTTAATGGCGCTAGTATTTTATGGTATGCCAATACTTGCAGAGAATAACAAACCACGTCTTTTATATTATTTAAGACGTAGGGGTTACAGAGGGTTTAGTATGAATCGTCCTGATAAAGTTTGGAATAAATTATCTGTAGCAGAAAAAGAAGTTGGCGGAATACCTAACTCTTCAGAAGATATAAAACAAGCTCATGCAGCTGCAATCGAGATGTATATACAAGATCACGTAGGTTTAAAGCAAGATAGTAGCTTTGGAGATCTTTATTTTAATGAACTACTAAATGATTGGGCTAAATTTGATATAAACAAAAGAACAAAGTTTGATGCAACAATAAGTAGTGGTTTAGCTATAATGGCTAACAACAGACATTTATACGCGCCAAACGCTAAGGTTGAAAAACCAAAGCTAAATATAAATATTTCTAAGTATAATAATACTGGATCTAATTCACAAATAATAAAGTAATATGGCATATTCTAATAAAAGTTATTTTCCTAGTCAAACAGTAAGTGATGCTGAAAAAATTAGTTATGACTATGGCATGAAAGTAGCTAAAGCTATAGAAACAGAATGGTTCAATGAAGATAGAAGTGTTAATAGATATATGTCTAACATTAAAGATTTTCATAATTTAAGATTGTATGCTAGAGGCGAGCAATCAATACAAAAATATAAGGATGAGTTATCTATAAACGGTGATTTGTCCTATTTAAATTTAGACTGGAAGCCTGTACCAATTATACCTAAGTTTGTTGATATAGTTGTAAACGGTATCGCAGAAAGAACTTATGATATAAAAGCTTATTCTCAAGATCCTTTTGGTATAGAAAAAAGAACAGAATACATGGAATCTTTAATGAGAGATATAGAAGCTAAAGATTTTAATGATGCTGCAATGGAAAACTTCAATGTTAATCTTTATGAAAACAAAAAAGAAGACTTGCCAGAATCACAAGAGGAGTTACAACTTCACATGCAATTAAATTACAAGCAAGCGGTAGAACTAGCTGAAGAGCAAGCTTTAAAAGTTTTGTTTGATGGTAATAATTACGAGCTTACAAAGAAAAGATTTTATTATGACTTAACTGTTTTAGGTATAGGTGCTGTTAAAACGGAATTTAATACTTCAGAAGGTGTTACTATAAAATATGTAGATCCAACAGATTTAGTATATTCTTATACTGATTCACCTTATTTTGAAGACATATACTATGTTGGTGAAGTAAAAACAATACCAGTTAACGAGCTGGCAAAACAGTTTCCACATTTATCTGAAAGTGATCTTGAAGATATAATGAAAAATAAAAATTATAATAGAAACAATTATAATACTAGATATTCTAAACAAAAAGAAGATAATAATACTATTCAAGTTTTATATTTTAATTATAAAACTTATATGAATGAAGTTTATAAAATAAAAGAAACTGGAACAGGCGCTGATAAAATAATACCTAAGGATGACACGTTTAATCCACCACAAGATATGGAAGGCGGCTATAGCAGGATGTTAAGATCTATAGAGTGCTTGTATGAAGGAGCTTTAATTTTAGGCACAGATAAACTTCTTAAATGGGAGATGGCAAAAAACATGATGCGATCTAAAAGTGATTTTACCAAAGTTAAAATGAACTACTCTATTGTTGCACCTAGAATGTATGATGGTAGAATTGATTCATTAGTAAAGCGTATAACTGGTTTTGCTGATATGATTCAATTAACACATTTAAAATTACAACAAGTAATGGCTCGTATGGTTCCTGACGGTGTTTATTTAGACGCTGATGGTTTAGCAGAAGTTGATTTAGGTAACGGAACTAATTATAATCCACAGGAAGCTTTAAATATGTTTTTCCAAACTGGTAGTGTTATAGGTAGATCATTTACACAAGATGGTGATATGAATCCTGGTAAAGTACCTATTCAAGAAATAACATCTGGTAGTGGTGGTAATAAAATGCAAGCTCTTATTGGTAATTACAATTATTACTTACAAATGATAAGAGATGTAACTGGACTTAACGAGGCTAGAGATGGTAGTATGCCAGATAAAAATGCTTTAGTTGGTGTTCAAAAATTAGCAGCTGCTAACAGTAACACCGCTACAAGACACATATTACAGTCTGGTTTATTTTTAACAGCTGAAATAGCAGAGTGTTTGTCACTTAGAATATCTGATATTATAGAATATTCACCGACTAGAGATGCTTTTATACAGGCCATAGGAACTCACAATGTAGCTACATTAAAAGAAATGTCTGAGTTACACTTGTATGATTTTGGTATATTTTTAGAATTAATGCCAGATGAAGAAGAACAAGCAATATTAGAAAATAATATTCAAATGGCTTTACAGCAAAAAACAATAGAGCTAGAAGATGCTATAGACCTTAGAGATATACGTAATGTAAAATTAGCTAATCAAATGCTAAAGATACGTAGAAAAAAGAAAATGGACAGAGACCAAGCTATCCAACAAAGCAACATGCAACAACAAGCTCAATTAAACCAGCAGTCAGCGCAAGCAGCTGCTCAAGCTGATGTTCAAAAAAACCAAGCAATAAACGCTAGCAAAGCTGAGCTAATGCAGATGGAAGCTGAAATTGAAGCACAAAAAATGTTACAAGAGGTTCAAATGAAGAAAGAACTTATGGCTTTAGAGTTTCAATATAACATGCAATTAAAAGGTATTGAAGTTGAGGGTATGAAAAGTAGAGAAAAAGAAAAAGAAGATCGTAAAGACGAAAGAACAAAAATACAAGCCACACAACAATCAGAAATGATTGAGCAAAGAAATAGTGGAAAACCACCTAAAAACTTTGAGTCCGCAGGTAATGATATATTAGGTGGAGGATTTGATTTAGGTTCTTTTGATCCTAGATAAATTTATTAATTATTATTATATTATATTATGGAAGAAAATAAAGAGCAGATAGTCGAAGAGACTAAACAAGATAATGTTACTAAAGTTGAGGTTAAAGAAACACAACAAGACGATAATATTACAAAAGTAAACTTAGACAAACCAATAAAACCAGAAGATAAAAATGAAGAACCAAAAGAAAACGCAAAAGTTGAAGCAAGTACAGCTGACGACAGCGGAGTGGTTACAGAGTCTGAAAGTACCGAGCCCACACAAAAACAAGAAAAAATACAACCGGAGGCAGAAGCACAAGAAAATACAGTACTAGAAGAAATCACTGAAGATTCTACTGAAGAAGAGGTTGCTGAAGTAGAAGAACAAATAGAAGAAGCTGTCGCTGAAGCTGAGGCTACCGGAAAGCCACTACCAGAAAGTATACAAAAATTATTAGACTTTATGGAAGAAACTGGTGGTGATTTAAATGACTATGTTAAACTTAACCAAGATTATTCTAAACTAGATAATCAAGATTTACTTTACGAGTATTACAAGCAAACAAAACCTCATTTAAATAATGAAGAAATTAACTTTCTTATGGAAGATCAATTTTCTTATGACGAAGAAGAAGATGATCAAAAAGAAATACGAAGAAAAAAATTAGCGTTAAAAGAGCAAGTTGCCAACGCTAAAAGCCACTTAGACGGGCAAAAGTCTAAATACTATGAAGAAATTAAAGCTGGTTCAAAGCTTACGCCTGAACAACAGAAAGCTGTAGATTTTTTCAATAGATATAACAAGGAGTCAGAAGCAACTCAAAAAACAGTTAAAAAAAATTCTGAAATTTTTACGCAAAAAACTAATCAAGTTTTTAACGACAAGTTCAAAGGTTTTGAATACAACGTCGGCGATAAAAAATACAGGTTTAACGTAAACAATGCTGAAGAGATTAAAAATAATCAAAGCGATATAAATAATTTTACTAAAAAGTTTTTAGATAAAAATTCTACATTATCAGATGCTAAAGGTTATCATAAATCTTTATTTACAGCAATGAATGCAGATGCTGTTGCAAAACACTTTTATGAACAAGGCAAAGCTGATGCTATGAAAAATAGTGTGGCTAAAGCTAAAAACGTTGATATGAATCCAAGGCAAAAACACGGACAAATTGAAGCTGGTGGTATAAAAGTAAGAGTGTTAGGTGAAGATTCTTCTGATTTTAAGTTTAAAATTAAAAATAGAAAATAAATAACAATTTAAAATTATTAAAAAATGGCAATTACAGGAGGAGCTAATTTGAATAGCGTTCCGTCTTCACAAAGACAAGCGTTATCTACA